TCCCCATGTTCAAATATGCTGCGCTTTTGGATGTGACCAAATTTGGGTGGGTTGGTGATGATTCTTGGTGGAACCTCACTCTTTCTATGATGCGTGTTGGTTGCACCTGTTCGGTATTTTTCGAGTATGTATTCTCCATGTAATGATGGGTCAACATGCTTGATGAAATTGGCTGCATTTGTTCCTACTCCACAGTTATGACAACGGTAAAATAAATCATTACCCTTGGCATACATGTAGCCACGGGCTTTGAGTTTGTTTGTTTGGGAATCTCCACAGTATGGGCATGAGAAGTTCCAGAGATTGGTATTCTTCTGCTTGAAGTTACGCAAGCGTGAAGACACCATTCTCACATATTTTGAATCAATGTATAGAGCCATGCATTCATTATAACACTACTACTCACAAAAATCAATCAATTAAAAAACTTTGCCAGGTATTCAAATTTAACGTTAGAAATAATCCATGCTACTACAACTACACCACCGGCAACCATCCATTTCCATTGCATTAAAGATTTGAGATCATCATCTTCTTTTTGATTATGCTCGGTAATGTGATCACGCAATGATTTTATTTCATCCATAATTCTACGTTCAGTCAATTCAATCTTGTCTGAAAGGTTTCTGTCTGTCGTGGTAATCCTTGAATGAAGTTCTTTGATATCACTTACGGTATCTTCTTTTCGTTTGTCCATGTCTTTGTAAATCTGATTGACACTGTTTGTATTGTTGTCCGCAAGTTTTTCAATAACACGATCCATCTTCTCACAGAGGTCGGCAATAGTGCCGACTTTCTCTTTGAGAACGCCAACTTCCACTTTAAGTGCTACTTCTCCGTCTATCATTATTTCTTGTCAGGAATTTTAGTGCCTTCTAGTTTCTTATGCACCTTAATTGTCTTGCAAACTTCTTTTTCTTTTTTGGTTTTGTTGTCATACTCTTTGACACACACTTTCTTTTCTTCAGCGGCAAATGCTGCATTTGTGAGTGGTGCAAAAAGCAGGAACAAAATCATTGACGCTAACGCAATTTCTTTTTTCATTTCTTTTCCTTTGGTATGAATTTTTCGGATGCCGTGAATCCTAGTCCACCCAACACAATATACATTATAGCATCAAATGTTTGTGGGTTCAACTTCTTTTCAAAAAACAATTCGGCAATAAATCCCGTAGCAAGAAGAATGAATGCCAAAAAAGTTATCAATCTCTTGCTACTTGGATTTTGCTCACCTTCACCAGAAAGTGCTTTGACTATAAAGTTAATCATAGTTCTGGATGTGGTGGTTGTGTTGGTGCTTCTTTACCACCAAAACCTGCTGCTACTGCTGGTGCAAATGCTGCGGCTGCTGCAACTGGTACTTCTGCGACAGTAGATGAAAATGTTGCACTAAAACCACCACTTGGTGGCAACGGAGATGCTGGTGGTGGCACGTATGGCTTGTTCGCAGCATCAAGTGCCTTTGCTCTTAAATCTTTATCGTCTCCTGCTAACATAATACCTGACAGTGTGCCAGTCAAGAATGTGGCAATTGGAATAATCAATTCAAAAAACTTGTTGTCAACAGGACTCATACCATTCATTGGCTGAGTGACAAAAATGAGGCTATACAATACAACAAATACAATACCAAAAAGTGTTAAACCTAAAACGATACCAATAAAGAATTTTAAACGTGCATTCAGTTCTTCAGTTGTATATCTTTCTCCTGACCATAAATCCTTAATCATTTGCATTCTCCTTTACTTGGAACTTGTTGAAATTGTGTTGATGGTGAAGGTTGACCATTTTTATTTTTTTCGTAGTGTGTCAAGTCTTCAGGGCAAGTTCCGTTTGCGCTACAGTATGGTTTCTTACATTGTTTTGTATCCCAGTTTTCCGGATCTTGGCAAGGATAACGATAATTCTCCTCACAAGCAACCAGCAATGGTAATAATAGAAATGCTAGATATTTCATTAGTGAACTCCTAGAACGTGAAGTGCATGTTCATAATGTTTCTTGCGATCTTCAAGTCCTATGGTGCCACCATTAATTCTTTTGGTCATTGTGAGAATATCACCTTTATCTGCCCACTGATTGATTTTGTTTGTCTCCCAAAACCAACATGCAGATTGTGCAGCGCCTTCGAATGTTTGTGTATATTCTGCTGCTTCTTCTGGTGAAATTTCTAGTGATGCCGCAAACCAAGTATAATTTGTTTTGCCGGTCAATTGAATAAGTCCACGGCCGCGGTATTTGTAGCCGTCACCAGAGGCTTCGTCGCCATTGCCCATACGATTGGCATAGATGCGATTTGCAATCTTCTCTGGTTTCTTTTCGTATGCTTTTGCAGTTGCCATATCTGGAAAATATTTTCCAAAAATCTTCGTTAGGCTTTCTGCTTTGTAGTTTAAGTTTTCAGTGAGAAAAACAAATCCACCCGACTCATGGGCGCACTGTGCAACGAACGATGCAATACGCTGCGGTGTATTGATTTCATAATCTGGAAGTAATTGGCTTAACGCCTTGTGCCACTGATCAATATATGGATTTTTTGGTAGTAATTGTTTTAGTTGTTCTTTTTTAAGTTCCATGTGTATCCTCAGGTTTTATTTTACAGAATCAAAAATTTCCTTTTGTAATCTATACCATTCTATCCACATATCAACTTTATCACTACACAAATGATACTCTGTATAGTTATCGGCTACAACCGTAATCACTTCACTCAGTTTGGTTGTACCTTCTTTAACCTGTGCCAATGGCGCGCAAGAATTCTTGAATGAATCTGGTATTTCAGGAAACTTACGTGCCACTGGAACAGTAGTGCTACAGCCAGTCAGCAATAAAACTATAAGTAATTTTTTCATGGTTTCTTGGCTGCTTCGTTCAAAATATTTACAACGTTGGGATCAAGTTCGCATTTTGCATCGATTGTTTTTTCCACTTCCTTAATCTTTTCGACAATTCTCTCTCTTGTCTCAACGATTCTCTTAGTTCTCTCTCGGATTTTCGTTTCGATAACAACATTTGTCTGCTGTGATTTCGTTTCTGCATCTTTCACTTTCTCCTCTAATTCAGCCACCCTCTGACGCCACTCTTGCTCGACGCTATAGCCTCCTTTCCAGTAAATACCGATACAGAGTAATACTATGGAAACATATTTGATTACGTTTGCATAGTTGCCAACTAATGGCAGTCTACTACCTAAAAACCCTATTACAGCGCCTACGGCACCGCAAATTAAAACTGTATTGATAATGAATAAAAGAAAACCGGACGGCAAAATGCTAAGAAGCCACATTTGATTTTCTCTTTATAAATGAAATGAATGTTGCAGTTTTGCGTTTCTTTACACCTGGTTCACCTTGTGGTCCAACGCCAAGACCAGCAATAGCACCACCACCCACAGCATTCGCGGGTGCGCCCATTGCTCCAGCATCCTCTTTAAGTGGCTTACAGGCTTTATCAGTGCTACACCAATAATAGCCCGCACCACATTCTTTTTTAAATTCGTTGCTCATTTTAAATTTCTTAGAACCTCTGCAACTTTCATATCAACTGGTATTTCTGATGATATGATGTCTGCACCATTAATGCCACGAACTTTTTCGGGCATAAGATTTAAAAATAACAGATATGTTTTAAGTATACTATAGTCAACTCCACTGGTGTTGTAAAATAGTATTCTTGTTGTTACTTCTGGACCAAAAATATTGTATAAAACTACAATATGATTTAGTATTAATCGTTCACGCATTTCACCGTGTTTATGATAACGTCTGAATAGCCGTTTAAGATAATTCAATCGTTTCATGTCTTCAGTAAATTCACTCATGATGCAATTAGGCCTATCATAGGCTTTTGCGGCATATAACATTATATTGTCTTCAGTTAGATTCTCAAATGACATAATAAATGCGGCTGACCGAAGCCAGCCGCTATGATATATTAGGCGTCAGGTGCAATAGCGTCATCGGATGCATCACCTTGCATTGAACCCATTGCAACAATGGTTTCAAATGTGGTACGACCATTACGACCGCCCATTGTAAAGGTGAATGCTGTGTTACCAAACGTATTTGCTGTTGGTGTGCCAGTATACAAACCAGCGTTTGTAACTGTAACTGCTGTGACTCTACCAGTAGCGGCAGTTGTTACAGAAACTTGTGCTGAGGTGTTGTTTGTACCACCACCAGACAATACAAGTGTATATGTACATGCTGATGCTGCTGGACCAACTGCGTCCGTATTTGCTGAAACTGATACGACAGGACCCGCACCCTTAGTACGTGCTACCCAACCAGCATGTGTTGGTTGACCATCAGTAATCAGACCTTCTTCTGTTGTATCTATACCAAATACACCAAACTCTACATTTGTTCGTGTGGCACTCATATATGTGTTGCCAAAAACTGACGATGGCTGTGAATTAGCCAAACTTTCACCAGTAGTTGATGTATCATAGCCAGTCAGACCTGAAAAGTTTGGAGCATTGTTAGATGCGTCTACATTTCCCCAAAGTGACATATTTTTCTCCTATAAATCTATTTGATTGTTTATTTATGTTTTCTGCATATCGCTAGACAATTCGGGGTCTTTTTGAAACTTGTCCGATGCCTCTTCTTGTTCTTGCTTTTTACCTTTTGCAGCATCTCTGACGATTTGTGCTTTACGTGACAGAGTTCTTGCTGCTGCACTTGGTTCATCAGTATTTTCGTTCACGGACTTCCAACCACCACCCATTTCTTTGTATTTCTTTGCAGCCCAACCGTTAGCATATGCTGAAGGATATACATCAAACTTAGACTTTGCTTGTGCTTTGGCTTGTGCCCATTTTTCTGGAGAAGTTGGAACATTCTTCTCATCAAGTTGTTCAGCTTCTTCTTTGACATGACCATATTTCTTTTTGTACCAGTCAGGC